ATATGGTTACGTTTGAAATCAGGGATGATAGGGAGGAAACAATCCATAAGTGGAATGTATGGGCTGAAATGGTCTATCCGGTTAAGGGGATCGAATGATGAACGACAATACGATTAAGACGTTACATGACTTTTACGTTATGGCAACGAAAGATACTGGTTGGTTTGATGTTCGTAGTGCGTTATTGGATTTGGAATTAGGCGAGTGGTATATTGGCGATGATAAGAAACCGGCATTCCAGTTAACAGTAGAAGGCAAACGGTTGCGAGCACAGAAGGTGTATTGAATGATTATATTTGATACTGAAACGACTGGCTTGTTAGCGCCAATAGCAGCGGGTATTGAACATCAGCCATACTTGGTGGAACTGTATGCTATCAAGCTGAATGGAGAAATGGAGATTAATGAAACGTTACATTTTCGTTGTAAACCACCAATACCAATTCCTATTGAAGCAACGAAAGTGCATGGCATTACTGATCGAGACGTATCGGAATGTGGATCATTCGCCAGTCTATACTCGCGTATTGCTGAGTTTTTTACTGGTAGCAGGATTATGGTCGGGCATAATATTTTATTTGATCAGATGGTAATTCATTACGAATTATTTCGGATAGGTCGGAACATGAATTTTCCGTGGGCAATGGAATCTATTTGCACGGCGGAATGGAGTAGAACGAGATTAGGCATTCGAATGAATCTGACCGATTTGCATACGTATCTATTTGGTGAGGGATTTACTGGCGCACATTCAGCATCGGTGGATTGTGAAATGACAGCGAAATGTTATGTGGAACTAACAAAGAGAGGAATGGTGTAATGATAAAGCTTAACGATTCGTTTACTAAGGAACAACATAAAGAATGTGGGGATACGTTGAAAACAATTCATAACGAATTAAGAAAGTTGATGCATCTTGTGGGTCGAGCGCCATACACTGATGCGATCATGCAAGTAGAATTGGTTATTCAAAAGAAACTAATTGATCCATTGAGAACCGATTATCAAAACAAGGGATTTGACAGAGACGAATATAATCCTAGAACATCTAATTATGCTTCAGTAGGATATGGTGTTCCGTGGCCTAAAGGGACACCACGTTAGACCATACTTGTTGCCAATTAGAAACAACAGTTAACCCCTTTGGGGTTAGCTGCATTCTATCGTTATCAAGCAATTTGAAATGACTCGCAATGCGACAGGCAATAGACCAATATTGCCATTCATCTTCGCCAAAATCATTCTTGAAATTGTATGGGCTTGGTTGCTGGTTGTTCTCGCGATAATGCGCAACAACACAAATAGCCCACAGTATGCGTAATTTATCCGTTACGCTAACGTGGCGACTTTGTATATACACCACACGTTTATTTGATTGGCTCATGTCCGATTGATGGCGTTAGGATGACTGCCCGGTTACACTCCTGGCGGGAAATGAGGAAACTATTTCCCGCCAGGAGCGAACTCACATTGCCCGCCGCGACCAAACATAGGGCAACACACCACAACACGAAAGGCAAAAATCGTGTCTGATCGCATATACACTAATGATAGTGGCGACGCCAATCACGATTACGTTACCGTGGCGCAAGCATGTCATGGCGTGCTGACCAAACGATTTCTCGCGGATAGCTCAGTTGTTCCATATTCGTTAATTAAACATTACAATTTCTTCGAAGAAGAAATAACGTGCCTGTATGATTTGTATCTATTATGTAATAAGCTACTAGAAAAACCCAGATGCGCAATAATACGAGCGCGAATCAAAGACTTGAATAACAGGCGCGGTGTGCGCCGGTTATGTAATGGTGATGATGCAACACTGATATTGCAAGATTGCCATTGGTTCGCATTAGATATAGATAACTTTGATGTATGCACTGGCGATTTAGCAGCGGATGCTGATACTGCTGTTCTCGAATTGCCAACGTGTTTTCGCAATATAGAATATTTCGCAGTAGCATCATCTTCGTATGGTGTAAAGCCGGGTATAAATCTGCGATTGTTCTTCTGGAACAAATACCCGATCAGCAATACTAACTTGAAGAAAGTGATGAGTCGAAGTATCTGCGATGCTTCGTTGTTCAATCCAATACAATTGATCTATACTGCTAGACCAATATTCGAAGATGGTATTGGTGATGAGCTAGGTAATGGAAAAGGGATAAGTTGGTCATCGGGTAGTAAAGAACTGAAGCTGCCAATACTATATGATACGGATGAGAAAGGAAGATACAAGGAAAAGGATTACACTAAGCAACAAGCAGAACCAATACTTGAACGAACGTTACTTAAAATTGAAGATTTAGGTGTGGGTAGTCGGCATGATGGTTTACGTAATTATTGTTACTTGATCGGAAAGTTAATTGGTCAAGGTCATTTCGATAGAGAAGAAACTATCGAGCGAGTCATTTCGGCATGTGACTCATGGACTGGCAATCACGATACGAAACGAGATAGAGAAACTGCAACGTATGGTATTGATACGGGTATTGCTTCGATGGAGAGGAAATAACCATGTCGCCAGAACTTCAATCTATACTTGATACGTTACAAAAGTTTGGCGATAAGATCGAAGCAGAAACATGGTATGCAAAGAACAAAACAAAGATCATTCCGCTCCTGGCGGATGTGTTCGAAGAAGATCAGAACCAATACACAATAATCATTGAAGAAATCATAGGTAGTTTTCCTCATGGAATGAAAGGCACGAAGAAAGAAATACACGCCAGGGTTAACAGAGAGATACGATTGCGTATTGATGCTAGACTGAAAGATCATTTTCCTGAAGGTGAAGAAGTAATACTAGAGCGTAACAAAGATGGATTGGTAATAAAGAATCTACCCAATGCTGTAACGATTATACTGCGAAGCAAACATTTACATTTGAAATATGATAGTTTCAAAAGTGGATTGTGCTTTGAAGTATGTGGCGATGACAAATTGCCGTGGCTAGTATCAAATGATAACCTAATTGAAATGAAATATTACATTACACATCGAGAAAAAGAGGTTGATAGTATCAAGTATTACAATGCGAATACTTCATATCAGAAAGCAGCGTTGAAATACTATTTGTCGCAGTTCTTTACTGAAGAACTCTCCTGGCGGATGTTCGAAGATGCGCTAGTGTATGCGGCGCATCAAAACCGGATCAATATTCAACAGGATTTCTTTAATAACGGATTGCCCGAATGGGATTTCGTGGATCGTATGGATGTATTACATCGTTACGCTGGTGTAAAAGATAAAGTATGGGCAACGGTTGTTGGTCATTCACTGTTTGTTGGTATGATGGCGCGATGCTTTTCGCCGGGTTTTGATTATCGTGGTGTAATTATTCTTGAAGGCGCACAAGAAATTGGTAAATCGTTACTATGTAGAAACTTAGCGTTTCATAAGGATTTCTACACTCAATTCATCTTCGATAAGAACAATCACGGTTACGAAGTATCGCGCCAATTGCAAGGAATGGTGATTGTAGAATTTCCTGATATGGGAGGTATTGGCAATAGAGATACTAATTACATCAAAGCATTCTTTACTGCGACGCATGATCGCAATCGAAAGATGAATCAAGATTTGGTTGAGCATATAGATCGTATCGGTATATTCATTGTTACAACAAATGCATCCGGTCCGTATTTGAATGACCCAACAGGCAATACTCGTTACTTACCAGTGTTTTGTGATACTAACTGGATTGATATAGATAAAATTAGGGAAGAACTACCGATGCTCCTGGCGCAGGCCAAGTATTTATGGGAGCATGGGATATCACCTATACTAACGGAAGCGGAACGAGAGATACGCGATGCACAAGTGAAGCCGCGTGAAATGAAATCGGATTATTACTATCGCATGTTACCAGTTATATTACAGCATCGTGATGAATTTCAATACTCGGAAACAGAAAATTGGGATGACGGTGCTAACCAAGAAACTATATTGGCATGGTGTGAAGGATTAGAATGGTGGAAGGAAAGTCCTAGAAGTAAACATTGGTCTGAAATATCAATGGTCTTACAACGACATTTTTACATGAAGAAATCACAAAAGTATATACCACAGATTCGTCGCAGAATTGATGAAGCGGAACTAACAGGAATGAAATGGCGTTTTGCTGGCAAAGGATCGTGGGATGATTTGCTAAGCGGAATGATACAGGACATGAAAGAAGGTCTCTAATAGGCGCTACTGAGCTTTAGGGTGCGGAAAGGGACGTAAGTGCTTGAAATCGCTCGAAACTTTTGTCTCTTAGAGACTTTATAGTGTTTTCCTTAAAGAGCATGGCTAACTCAAGAATTGACGATTTTATTTTTCACCCTATAGTAATACCGACCCCTCTTAGCCCTAAAGTCTATAAAGTCCCCTAAGAGACGCGCCAGGAGCTTGTAATATTCTTTCGTTCTTCGGTCAAATGTCGATTTCGGGTTGACCGATTGCCCGAGGCGTGCCAGACATGAGGCAAGTATATGCGGCGTGATCCGTGAGCGAAACGGAAGCAATTGAACAAAAAAGCGCATGACGGTCAAAGAAAGAGACATTGCAGGCGACTTCAAAACAATACTGAAACAATATGCAATACACACTACTAACAACACAATGGAGAGTGGATGGGCCGATAAACTGATACAGTGCCCTAAAGGTATAGTTGTTGCGGCGGAACTGAAACGAGTATTTGTTAATAAAAGTGGTTTCTACTTGCTTTCGGATTTGCGACAATCACAATGCGCTTGGTTAGCAAAGTGGCAGTATAATGGAGGTAAATGCTTCGTATTTATTGGCTTAATACGCGATGATATTTTCCTCGGGTATCATTGTAAAACAGTAGTAGAATGGAAAGATTGGTTAAAAGTTAATAATCAGAAACATTATGCAATCAACATAAAGTCTGCTAGTGAAGTGGCATACTGGTTTGAGGGTTTTATAAGTGCCTGATGGTTTTGATCCGCACAAAGAATTACAGCGTATTCATACGTTACGAGAAATGATGATTACGTGTCGTGAGGATTACGTAACAGTTGGTAAAAAGTTACAGTTGCAACTAATCAAGATGGGACTAGAAGAATTAGATAAAGATGAACCGAACATTTCGATACTGTCATTAGCCCATGATGTGGTCAAAGATGTTGCTAACAGAGGATTTGGTAAAGCTGCGCAATCGCTGAATATCAATGTTGATGCTGCTGGTAACATGGGACTAACAGGCAAAGTGCAAATTCATTTACCTGATAATGGTCGCGATAAACAAGGCCCGATCATAGATGCTTGATGGCACTAACATTAACATAGATCGAGTAGGGCCAGCGCCACAGCCTGGGCCTCAGACTATGTTTTTGTCTAATAACGCTGATATCGCAGTGTATGGTGGTGCTGCGGGTGGTGGGAAATCATACGCTCTTTTGTTAGAAGCAGCACGCCATATAGATAATGCTGATTACGGCGCAGTAATATTTCGTAGAGAAGCAATTCAGATTACTAACGAAGGCGGATTGCTCGATACTTCGTTTAATATGTATAGTAGTGTTGATGCAACGTTACGTTTTAGTCCACATCGGCAATGGGTATTTCCTAGTGGCGCAACAGTAACGTTTTCGCATCTACATAATCAGTCGGATGTTAATGACTGGCAAGGCAGTCAAATACCAATGATTGGTTATGATGAACTAACCCATTTTACTGAGTGGCAGTTCTGGTATATGTTTTCCAGAAATCGTTCCACTTGTGGTGTTAGACCGTATATACGTGCTACTTGTAATCCCGATGCTGATAGTTGGGTTGCCGAACTAATTTCATGGTGGATTGATCAAGAAAGTGGTTATCCGATTCCCGCCAGGAGCGGTGTTATTCGTTATGTTGTTAGAGTCGATGGCCAATTAAGATGGGCTGATACTGCTAAAGAATTACTAGTAGAATATCCTGGTTCGATACCGAAATCATTTACGTTCATTGCTGCTACTCTAGCTGATAACAAGATACTAACAAACTCTGATCCTAATTATGAAGCTAATCTACGTATGCTCAATCGAGTTGAGCAAGAAAGACTATTAAAAGGTAATTGGAAGATTCGGCCAGTAAAAGGCTCGTATTTCCCTAGTCATTGCGTTGGTGTCCTCCCAACGTCACCAGCCGATGTTAGGGTTTGGGTAAGACGTTGGGATTTAGCAGCGACTGAACCTAACGAAACTAACCCAAATCCTAACGCGACTGCATCGGTGTTAATGGGTAGACGCGATAATGGTCGTTTCGTAATTGCAAATGCAACTAATATTACTAAAGCTGCGCATGTTGTTAGAGAAGCAATAAAAAATACAGCATCACAAGATCGCAATGATTATGGTATTCGAGTTATTACAGTATTACCACAAGACCCTGGCCAAGCTGGTAAAGAGCAAGCTGCTAACATGGCTGTTATGTTAGCAGGTTACAGAGTAGAAACAATAAGGGAAACTGGACCTAAAACTACTAGAGCCGAACCATTATCAGCACAATGGCAAATGGGTAATGTTGACATAGTGGAAGGAACATGGAACAAAGAATACCTTTCACAAATGGAATCATTCCCATCTGGTAATGTTAATGATGATTTGGTCGATGCTAGTAGTGGCGCATTTCTAAAGTGTATTGAAGGTGCAAATGTTGATGCTAGACGTAGGGCATTAGCAGAATGAACAACATTGTTAGACTTGATGGATTCGGTAATGTCCTTTCCGGCCTTAACACGGCCGGATTAGACAGAACCGCGTCAACTTACTTTAAGGGTAGTCGTTGGTTACAAGGATTGCAAAAGTTTTGGGCTAGTCGCTTTAGTTATTGGGACTATGCCGATGTATATAGTGGTAGTGGAATTGCACAAAAGATTATTGATCGCCCTTCCGATGATTGTTTCCAGCGTGGAATAGACATTGAAGGCGATGAAGATAGTATGATTTTCGATGAATTTGATAGACTATCTGTTTATACTAGAATGTCTGATTGTGTTAGATGGAGTCGGTTATATGGTGGCTCTGCAATACTAGTTATTGTTAAGGATGGCGGTGAATTGGATACGCCACTTAACTATAATGAAATTGATCAAGTTATTGAGTTAAAGGTTTATGATCTTACTTGTATTAAAGCAACTGATATTTACTACAGTGATCCAACTGATTTAATTAAGTTTGGTCAAGTTGAATTTTACGACATTCAAGCGCCAGGAGTAGCTACATTTCGTGTGCATGATTCACGCTTAATATTTATGAGCGGTGAACCAACTCCAATGAAACAGATTGTTAGGCAAGGTTTATCTTTTGCTGGAAGGAGCGTATTAGAAGGTTGTCTTGATGATTTATCAAGATATGATCAAGCGTTACAATGGACTCTTAGATTGCTTGAAAGGAAGCAACAGGGCATTTATGGCATGGAAGGTTTGGGCGATCTATTTGCCCAAAAAGCTGATGATCTAGTTACTAAGCGTATTAACCTTGTTGATCTGGTTCGCGGTAACCTTAATAGTGTTGTTATAGATAAAAACGATAATTATACCATAGAGAATCTAGGGCTTGATGGCGTTCAATCGGTTATTCAAGAATATCAAACCGCATTGTCGGCTAGCTCTAATATTCCTGTTGTCATATTGTTTGGTAAGTCTACTACTGGTCTTAATTCTACTGGTGCTGGTGATCTTGAGTCTTACTATGGAATGGTAAGTCATATTCAGCAAGTAATTGCTAAGCCAGTAATGGAGAAAATAGTCGCACTACTGTATATACAAAGAACGTTTACTGACAAGATACCGGATAAGTGGAAGATTTGCTTTAATCCACTTTGGGTGCCAAGTGAAGCGGAGCAAGCAACTACTAACCTAGCGAATCAGCAAGCTAATGCTGCTGAAATGACAATGCTAACGTCATTGCAAAACGCTGGTGTTATTGCTCCTGAAGAAATCAGAAAGATATTCGTTAACAAGTATGACGAATATAACTTCCCTGAAGAAATTCCTGATACCGCGGTTAGTGCAATGGATTATGCCGCCGGTATAGATACTTCACAATTGGATGTGCCGTCTAATCCTAACAATCCACCAGCTAATGCCTAGACTACGCAAACCAATTAAACCTTTGAAATATCCGATTGGTCAGGAGTATGCGTATCGTCGCATTTTACTTAGACTTACGAATACATATAAACAAGTTCTTAAAAAGAATATGTCACCGCATGTTGTTTCGATGGCAACTGAAGCAACAGCTTTTCATCTACCGACGGGAGAAATTGTTAGGCAAGATGCAGCGGGATGGGAGGATGAACTTAGACAAGTAATGCAACGCATAACTAAAGATATGATCGGACCCACTAATGTTGCAATTAGACAGATGCAAGTTATTGGTCCGCATGTAAATCAATACAATAAAGATAACTGGACTAGTTTAGTTAGATCGCAATATGCGGTTAATCCGATTCTACCAGAGGATAAAGAGAAATACCAAGCTCTGCTTAACAACTGGAGTCGTAACAATAGTTTGTTGATTAAGGATATCCCGTTTAAGACTAGCAATCAGATTGCCGAACAAACTAGAAAAGCGTTGATTGATGGCACTAACCTGAAAGATACTACTGACGCTATATTTAATATAATGGCAGAGCGCACTGATGTTAGTGATAGTAGAGCAAAACTAATAGCTCGTGATCAAGTATCTAAGCTTAATGGTCAACTAACGATGGAAAGGCAAACTGATCTAGGAGTCGAAAGTTATATTTGGCGCACAGTAGGTGATGAAAGAGTTAGAGAAGAACACGATATTCTTGATGGTGAAACTTTTAGTTGGGATTCTCCACCAGAACCCGGCCATCCTGGCGAAGATTATCAATGTCGTTGTTGGGCGGAACCTATACTACCAGAATTTGTTGCGTTTGAAGCTTCATTGTTAGAGGAAGCAGCGTAATGGAATATGAATGGGAAGAAGCATTTGCTGAGATATCACCTGGAAAAATAGTTGAATTTAATAATATTATTCCAATGGATACACTAACATTTCCAGGTATCAATGGTAAAGCAGCAGTTAAACTAAACTTTGCAAATGATCCGCCTACCGTATGGATTAATCCTGATTTAGCATGGGATGTTGCAGCTAAACAATTCTGGAATGCAGTTTATCGTTGTGTTGGTAGACCTGCACTATTCCGTGAAAGTGATATGTAATGGTTGCTCGTTATGACAATATTACTTTCAAAGCTGAGTTAACCAAAGAAGGTTGGATTATTGATAAGCCAGTAATTACACGCGCTGGTATATTCAACTATAATAATGGTAAAGGTAAGATTGTTAAAGAATACAGACCGGATGAAGAAGTATTCAAATCAGATAGTCTCAATTCATTGCGTGCGATACCTATCACTGATGGTCATAAAGGAATCCTTTCTACTAACAGTGAACTAGATGGAATTGTTGTTGGCAGTGTAATGTCTCCTGGCGTTAAAGAAGATTCTAATGTAGTTGCTGATATTGTAATTCATAATGTAAAGAAAATAGGTTCAAGGCGCGATCTATCACTAGGTTATCAGTGCAGAATTGACGAAACTCCTGGCGAGTTTAATGGTCAAAAATACGATCAAGTCCAACGTGACATTACTTATAATCACTTGGCAGTTGTTAACAAAGGGCGTGCCGGCAATGCGCGCATTAGACTAGACTCGGATGAACTAGTTTCTTTTGAAATGGAGACCGACATGCCAGACGTTACACTAGTTGCAGTTCGCCTTGATTCCGGCATTACTTATCAGGCACAGCCTGAAGTGGCGGTGCATATTAAAGGTTTGGAGGATCAACTAAAAGATTTGAAAACACGATTGGATAAGTCTGATGCAGAGCGAGATACTGCGAAAGCAGCACTTGTTACTGCTAACAAAGAACATGAAGAATCGCTTAAGAAAGAGCGCGACACCGCCAGGAGCCGGGTGACTCTGGAAGAAAAAGCCAAGCAAATGTCTATTAAGTTTGATGGCCTTTCGGATCGCGAAGTTAAAATTGCTATTGCCGCTAAGCTTGGCAATAAGCTTGACTTCAAAGATCGCTCCGATGATTATGTTGATAGTGCTTACGATATGACTATTAGTAATGAGGAGTCCAAATCAAAAACTACTGCGGAACAAAAGAAAATTACTACTACTAAGCAAGATGCTAGCAGTGGTAATTCTGGTAGTTCTTCACTTGATGCTAGAGCAAGAATGATTGCTCGCATTCGCGGTGAACAAACTAACAAGAAGGATGCTGCATAATGTCGGGCACTTATGCTAACTATATGGCGCCTGCTTTCATTGGTATGAAAGCAGATAGTATGGACGATAACGTTGACACTTTCGCTTGTGGAAGTGTTAACGTTGATATTGGCGTTGCTGTGCAACGCACTGCTGCTGGCGCACTAACATGCAAAAATGGTGCGTCTGCTACTTTGGGTGTTGGCGTATCTTTGCATGATCATATCATCGGATACTATGGCACTTATCGGCAATATGATGCTATTTCCGTGCTAACACGCGGTAGAGTATGGGTAGCATTGGCCGATGGAACTGGTGTTGCTGATGGTGCGGCTGCAAAAGCTGATCCAACAACTGGTAAGTTTAGCACTACCGGAACTCTTGCAGTAACTAATGCAGTATTTCGCAGTGGTCCAATTTCCCTGCTTAATATTGATGGTGTGAATACTACACTAGGCGCAATTGTAGAATTGCACTATCCTAACGTTTAATAGGGGATAAATATAATGGACCCGATGTTGCATGAACATTATGACGAAAGCGATGTGATTACACTCGCTAATTCTGCAATTGTTCGTAATAACTTCAGAGAAGATGCTGATGTTATTTTCTTGGCGCGACAACTGGATTATGTGCGTGCCAATACTTACGATCGGCAGTTGCCAGCAACTAATGCCGATGCACTAGTTCCAGATGATACTAGTGTTCCTGAATGGGCGGAAACTGTTACGCAATACGCCTATGATATGGTTGGCATGGCAAAAATTATTAGCAACTATGCTGATGATTTGCCGCGCGCTGATGTTAGGGCCACGACTAGGAGTGTTAATGTTAAAACACTCGGCGATAGTTATGGTTATAATATTAATGAATTGCGTGCGAGTCGTGCAACTGGCGCAGGACTAGATGCAAGGAAAGCTGCTGCTGCTAAGCGTGCAATGGACCTTAAGATTATGTCCATTAAGCTTAATGGCGATGCCACCTATGGACTAAATGGACTATTTACTCACCCTAATATTCCTGTTCTTGTGCTTACTAATACTGGTGATTGGAGTTCACTTACTGGCGATCAAATTCTTGCTAACTTGAATCAGTGGGTTGTCGCTTATCAGAATCAGACTAAGGGAACGCATAATCCTACTCACTTGGAACTTGCACCGAAAGCATATGTTGCAGCATCTACTAAGTTTATTACTGCATCCGGTGGAACAGTTCCGGTTACTCCGCTTCAGTGGTTTCGTGCTAACTATCCCAGTATTACTGTTGAAAATATCTGGGAACTAACGCTCGCTGCATCAAGCGGAACTAAAGACCTTGGCTTGATGTATGAGCGTAATGCAGAAAATATTTCCCATATGTTTGTTATGCCTTTCTCGCAACTACCCGCAGAAGCGCGTAACTTGGAAATTGTTACTGATTGCGTTGCTCGTAGTGGTGGCGTTAATATTTACTATCCTTTGGCGCTACTTTCTGCACTTACCACTTAAGGAGTAAGCTAATGTTTAACATTACCAATAAAACGGAGCGTTTGATTACAACTCATCTTGGCGATATGCTCCCGCCAGGAGTAGTAGTAGCTGTTACTGAAGATACTATGACTAACTCAACTATGCAGGAATGGGCGACTGCTGGTCATATTGAAGTAGTTGAAATTGTTGATCCGCCAATTATTACTAGAGCGCAATTTGTTAATCCGCCGAAAGAAGAAAACATTAAAGAGGTTCCGCCGGAAGCTAACCAAGTTTCACCACTATTTAATACTGGTGATGTAGAACAGCCACAAGCTAAAGTTGCGTCTAAAGTAGAACAGCCGCCAGCAATACAGCAAACTAAACAACCTGCACCTGTTGCTGCACAAACCAAGGCAAGTTAATGTCTGGATCAGAAACCACTTATGAAGTTACGAATCATTCAAGTCGTAGCTTTATCTTTGGCGAGGTAATGATTTTGCCTCATGTTCCAATGGAAGTTGATGAAGCAATGAAGGGAGTAATTGAATCTTCGCAATACCATGATTACTTTACTTTTGCTATAGTTGAACCGCCAGTAATTCGGGAAACTATTGAACACGCATGAGTGCAACTGTTCCACCTGCCTATTGGGAAAATGTTAAGGCAATACTGCAAGTTTTCTATCCGCAGTATTTTGACCCTGATAGTCCAAGTTATATTGACCCGGCATTGCTAGATCAGTTGCTAGCAATATCGGAAGAATTTCGTCCTTGGTGTTTACCTGAAGATCGCGCTAATTTCGCACAAGCAATGTATGTTGCTTATCTTATTAGTGTGCAACAAGAAACTTCAACAGGTAGACCAGTTTCAGTATATGCCGGCCCAATTACTTCTGAAAAAGAAGGTGATATTACCGTTAACTTTGCTGCTGCCACTAACACAACGCAACAGAGTCAACGGCCATCATCTGATCCTTGGGATGCATGGAATAGACTTTATCAGATTTGTGCAAGAGGCGCGATTACGACTAGATTTGGTAGACCGCAGTGCCAGTAAGGATTCAAGATAAAGATTTGGGTTGGAAACGTATCGGCACTGACATTGCAGTATTACGTGAAAGCTCAGTTAAAGTTGGCTTCATGGGAAACGAACAAGCTGAAGGTGTAAGTGTTGTTGATTACATGATGTATAATGAATTTGGCACTAATCGGATTCCAGCTAGACCGTTTATGTCTACTACTGCAAACTTATACGGTAAAGAAATTGGTAAATTCGCTGAGTTCCTAGCTGGTAGAATAATTGATGGAGCGATTGGGCCAACTCATGCGTTACAGAATATAGGTGAAAAATATCAATCGTATATACAAAAGACAATACGCGATGCTAAGAATTGGGCTGTGCCTAATGCTGATTCTACCATTGCCAGAAAAGGGTCATCTTCGCCATTGATTGATAAAGGTAGAGCGGTTCAATCAGTTAGATATGAAGTAACTATTGGCACTGCTGCGAAAACTGCATTTGCATTGTCTAAGCCAAGATGACTACTTCATTCCGTATGCCATTTCAAGTAATCAAGCGAGATATTGGCGAGATTATTAATGGTAAATACATGCTTGCTGATGATACTGGCGTAATCATTACTGTTATGGCAACAGTGCAAATGATTAGGCCAACTGATCAAAATGCAATAGAAGCGACACCATATGGTAAACGTGCTGGTAGATACATTAAAATATACACTGATACTAGACTACGTTGCGTGAATCAAGAAATTGCTCCTGGCCGTGAAAGGTATGCAGGCGATTTGTTTATCTATGATGGTTCACAATACTTGTTGTTTGGGGAATCTGATTTCACAATGCTATCTCGTTCTCGTTCAACGCAAGTTTCGCATTGGCGTTACTATGCAACTGAAGCGATTGAACAGATGGTATTGGATCAGACGCCTTGATAGATAAACTGTATTCATTAATCAATGAAGCTGCAACGCGGCTAGGTCCGAATTGGCAAGTTATTTTTGCCAATCAAAATGCACCTAGAATCGTAAAGCCTTATATATCACTGAATGTTCTATCAGTTGATATTCCCGATCATGTAATCTACTCAGAGCTAAACGATAATCTGGAGCAAACGATTTCAGGTTGGCGCAGGGCTGAAGTAGAATTGCAGATATTTAATGGTATTGAATCACTAACTACTGTAAATACCATTGCACTAATACTGCAAGCTGAAAGTATGTTAGAGTTTCAACAGCAACTAGATTGCTCAATTGGCGAACGACTCTTTATCGGTTATGTTCCCGAATTGATTAATCTATCACAGTTTGAAGGTAGAGGAGTCTACCAGTTCAATTTCTTCTATACTGAAGAATATAAAGAATTTGTTAGTGCAATTGATCAAGTTATAGTTCATGGTGATTATGAAGGATCACTTACTGATGTTACTTGCGATGAAATAGTAACAGGACCAAATTGGGATATTGCGATTGGTCTAGGGCTATTCGGACCATTGCGTGCTAGTGGATCATCGTAAACCAAAGGAAAAGTCATGGCTAACATTGATCGTATTGTTAATGTGCAAATCTCACTACAGACTGCGGCTGTAGCGGAATCAACATTTTCTGATCTATTGCTGTATGGTGTATTTACACCTATTGGTGGTGCTAAAGTTGGCATTATTACTGATACTCAAAGTCTAGTTGATGACTATGGAGTCTTGACTAGTTCGGCATTGTATAAGGCGGCATCTGTATTCTTTTCACAGATTCCACATCCGCCGCAACTATATATTGGTCTTTCTAGTGGTGCGACTGATCCAACTGCTGATCTAGTTGCAATTAAAGCAGAAAACAATGATTGGTATGCATGGTGCAATGTAGATCACATTGAAGCAAAAGTGGTGCCAGGAGCAATCTGGACTGAAGCTAACGAAAAGCTTTTTGTAACTACACTGTCTAATGTTAATAATTCTACTCCTGCTGCTGGTGATACTACTTCTACTGCACATCAATTGATGGCGGGTAATTACTTTCGCACTGCATGGTGGTATGATACCACTTTGCTTAATTTCCCTGATGTTGGTATTACTTCTAAGAGTTTTACTGTTAATCCTGGTGGTGAGACTTGGGCGAATCAGAGACTTGATGGCGTTACCTTTATGCCATTGTCTGAGACATTGGCAAAGAATATTAAGGACAAGAATGGTAATACTTTTGAACAGTTCCGTAATATATCTATAACATATAATGGTAAAACTGCTGGTGGCGAGTGGATTGATGTAATTCGATTCCGCGATTGGCTATGCGAAGAAATCAAAGTCCGTATTTTCCAACGGATGATTGATCGCAGGATTCCCTATACTGATCCAGGAATCGCAGTTATTCACGCGGAACTAATTGCTTCGCTTACATTTGGTAGAGATCGCGGCGGAATTGCACCGCCTGAACTTACTACAGATGGTAAGCTAGTTCCAAGCTTTACTACTAGTGTTCCACTTGCAACTACTATTGCACCTAATACAAAAGCTAGTCGAGTGCTACATGATGTTTACTTTACTGCAAGACTAGCTGGTGCAATCCATGCAGTGGAAATCAAAGGCGCACTAACATATGAATTGCTACCAGTTGCACAAGTTCCAGTGATTGCGTAAGGAGTAAATAAATGTCAGTAGTGCGGACTTATAATCCATCGCGCGTAATGATTATTATGAATGGTTTCCCTATGTCTGGTTTTGCAGATGGAACTTTTCTTAATATTACTATGGCTGCTGATGGAGTAACGACTCAAGTTGGCGCAGATGGTGAAATTGCTAGGGCGGTAAATACTGATAGGCGTTGCACTGTAACTATTACTTTGCAACAGACTAGTCCTGCCAATGCATTTCTATCTAGTTTGTTTGAAGTTGATTATCTAACATGCGGTGGAACTATTGGTCCGTTGATGGTGCAAGATTTGTGCGGAACTACTTTGTTTATGGCACCGCAAGCTTGGGTAGTTAAACCTGCTGACGTTGAATTTAGTAAAGAAGTATCAACGCGCGCATGGCAAATTGAAACAGGGACTCCGGCAATATATATGGTAGGCGGCCAAGTATAGGGGTAATAAGTGGCTGAAGTTGGGAGACGTAAGTTTGAACTAGATAACGGCAACAAGTTTTATATTAGGAGGTATGAACCGTTTCTTTCGTTAGAAGTCCTGGGTGAAGTGCAAAAGAAGTTTTTGCCACCGTTAGCTTCACTGATGGAAGCTAATGATCCAAATGAAGATACTGAAACTAGAATGGAGTCAATGACTAAAGCAATTGAATCAGTATCACGTAGTTTGGATGGCAAGTCACTAACTGGACTTGTTAGGCTGGTGTTGAATCCTCTGTATGTTTCTGTTGAAATACAGGGCGATCCAGCGGAACAACTAGATGAAGCTGCATTGAATAGATCAACTGATGATATATTTGATGTTATTTCGTTAGTTGTAGCAGTATTGAGGTATAATTACGAAAGGCTTTTTACGCAAGGCAGAACCCTTATTGGGATGGACCAAAACAATCCGCCGGTGATTCAATAGGTGTTCTGCGAGAAGATTTTGTTAATGAGTTAGTTATTTGGCGCCCAATACTAGAAGGCTTAGTTAGTATTGGCGAAGTAAAGAGAGGGGATGTAGATATCATTGATTTGCTAAAACTTAATGCTCTTATGGATATGCGATCTGCCGCAGAGCATCGCGAGTATGAACGCGCCAGGAGCAAGAAGTAATGGCGATTGTTCGCGAACTAACCACAATACTTGATTTTAAGGTAGACAAAAGCGGATTCACGCAAGCTGAAGCTGCGGTTAATCAGATTAAATCATCTATCATTTCACTTGGCAAATTGTTTGGCATTGTCTTTGCTGCCGAAAAACTATTTGAATATGTAGATGAATTAAAGAATGCTGGCAAAGAAATAGCTAAACTAACATACCAATTAAACCGGATGGCACGCCCCGGTGATGATATTGCCGCTGCGCAAAAACAATTGTTTCAAATCGCGCAAGATACTGGTATGGAATACACTAAAACTCTTGATGTATTCAGAGAGTTTTTGAATGAAAGTAAAGAACTTAATATAAGTCAAGATCAACTCGTTAATACTGTTGAAAATATCTATAAAGGTTTACGTCTAGGCGCTGCCACTAGTGAGGAAATTAATCAAACCTTTGAAGCGTTAAATAGAGGATTTCGACTTGGCCGCATTGGTATGCGGCAATTTGGATTGTTAGTTGATATTGCCCCTGAAGTGATGAATGCATTAGCAGAATCACTTGGTAAGACTCGTGCTCAACTAGAAGAAATGGCTAAGGCTGGTAAATTAACCTCTGATGTATTTCTTAAGGCACTTGGCACGCGCAATCAAAAGTTAATGGAGGATTTCTCTAAACGCGCAAGGAAACTAGGTGAAGGATTCACTTACGCTTGGAATGAATTGAGCATTCTATCATTCAATTTATTCAAACTACTTAATACAGGAAGCTTTGTTGCTGATGGTATGGTTAAATTAACTGATGCAGTAAAGTTTCTGCTCACTAGTATTAATAATTATTTTGGAGGACTGAAGCGGACTATAGAAGATATTGGCATTTTGATTGGCGTTGTTATTGGCGGTAAATTTATTAATGCGGTTAGACTTGCTATTCTATGGACTGGTAAATGGACTAATGCATTAAAGCTTCTAAAATTTGCTATTAGAGGTCTTGGAGTTTTAGCATTAACTGAAGGTATTATTGATCTAGTTGCATGGATACGCGGTGGCGAATCGTTTATCGGTGATTATCTTGGCAAATATGAAGATGTAATGCAAGCTATTGGCCAAGCCTTAAGCACGGATAAATTACTTGGCGGTCTGAATGCTCTAGTCGAACTCCTGAAGGGTAACTACACCGCATCATGGAATGCCCTACTTGATACATTTACCAGTATCGAGGGTGTTATCGGTAACATAATAACCTTACTTGGTATTATGTCAGTCCTTAGTTTCTTTAATATCACTAAGGCGCTGTTTAGTTTAGGTAAGGGATTTCTAGGTTTAGGGAAAGGTGCAGCGAGTGTAGCTGGTTCTGCTGCTAGTGGTGCTACTCCCGCTGTTGCGGCTACTCCATCAGCCATACCGCCGGTAATAGGCTGGGGAGCTAAATTTATGACTGCGCTTAGTGCATTGCCATTCCTGATGTTTACTGGCTTTGCTGGTGGCGAGGACCCTAAGTTTAGCGCAGAGAAAAATAAGCAATACCTAAATAGAGAGCCGTTCTTAGATTGGCTGGGCCGTATGGCAAAACCATTTCTTAATACTAAGCCAGGGTTTGATCTGTTTAGTATGACTCCGATGTTTAATCCTAATATGTTGCCTGTTACTCCTGGCGCAACTGCACCAGCGGGAGTAGGCGTGCAGAATAATGTTGGCGTTGGCACACAAAATAATAGTATAAAGATAGAAATTGATCCTAGCTTGAGTCTTGCTAGAGAAATACAAAATGCTATTGAAGATGTAATGTCTAAATGGACTAGGGATGCTAGAAATGCTAATCCACTAACGGAAGCGCCTAGCCGATGAGCGGAACCGTTAGTAGTATTATTGGGATGTTCTTTAAGAAGAAAAGCACAGTTGGATATCTAACGCTCGATGTATTAGTTACAGAAAATATCAGCTTGCCATCTGATGTAACTAAGTATCCAGTTGAAGATGGCAGCGAAGAAATTAGTGATCATATCACAAGGAATAGTGAAGAACTTTCAATAACCGGATCAGTAGCATCTTCTGATATACTGGCATTTGAATTTGGCCCTTGCACAAGTAAATTGATTAAAGCAGTTGATCAATTGCGGAGTATGCATAAGGAAAGGAAACTAGTAACAGTTGTAACCGGACTCGGCAAATATGAAGATATGGCATTTACGAGTCTTACTATCAATCGAAGCAATAGTGCTAATGGTGGTGGTTGGATTGATATTAATGCTAATCTAAGAAAGATTAAGAAAGTCTCTAACAAACCGACAACTTTGCCACCAGATAAAGCTAACGGTGCAACGAAAGGTAAGACTGGTAAAACTGCGGATAAATCTGGAACTACTGGTAATACTGAGAAGCCACCTAATAACGACAATCCAACTAGAAATGATTTGATAATGAAAGGGCTTTATAAACCACCAGCGACACCATTAATTGGGCCAACTAGAAATAATATTTTGCCATTACCGATACCGGGTCAATAATGTTTACGTTGCCATTAGCAGATTCTAATAGTCAAGCAGTTGAATCAGTGCTCGATGAAGAACTTTATTACATTATACTTGATTGGAATGATAGTGGGCAATACTGGACCATGACTGTTAGAAACTCTGCTTTTAGGACATTAGTTGCTGGTATATGCGTTGCACCTAACTTTCCATTTGTTCAACAGTTTAAGTATCCTGATGTATTTCCTGGTGAATTGATGGCGAGTATTGATAAAATGGTAAATGGTCCACCGCCTAGGGATGGTTTCATAAGTAAAGGTTTTGAATTAATCTATGTGCCTTATGTTGAAATGGTAAGAATAAACAGTGCTGTTTGATAGAGTATATCGCTTGTTGATTGGCAAGAAAGGTTCCAATAGTGGAATCGAGATAGAGAACCTGCGCATTAATTTCTCTATTCAAAAGACATGGGATAAGAACCCAAACAATAGCAAGATACAAGTCTGGAACTTGAAGCAATCCACCCGCCAGGAGCTAGAGAAACCTGATACTCGCGTAGTATTATATGCTGGTTATGCAGAAGATGCTGGTCCATTACTTATATTTCAAGGGGATGTTGCATTTGCATGGAGTAAATTTGACGGGCCGGATATCGTTACAGAGTTCGATCTTAAAGATGGACTCAAAGAAATACGTGATACGACAATATCAGTTGGATATAACAAAGGCGTTAAATCAACTCAGGTTCTTAATGATGTGGCAAAAAAGATGGAAGTGCCATTAGTATTGTCAAGTAATGCGCCTACTAGAGAATGGAAGAATGGGCTATCACATCATGGATCAGCTAGAGGATTACTTGATAAAGTTGCGAAAGCAACTAATCTAGAGTGGTCTATCCAAAATGGAAATATTCAAGTTATTGAAAGAGGTATGGTAACTACTAGGCAAAGCTTTGAGATTTCACAAGACTCAGGAATGATTAAAGTTCCTGAAGTAAAACGTGAAGCAGAATCACAAACTGGTGGTGGCACGAAGAAAGGTAAAGGTAAAGCGAAAGATACTCCCAAGAAATATTGGTATGGTTGGGAAGTTAATTGTCTACTTATGCCAACTTTACTTCCTGGCGATAGAGTAGTATTGAATACTAAAACTGTTGAAGGTATATTTCGCATTGAGGAATTAACGCATGATGGAGATAATTGGGAAGGTGATTGGCAAACTAAATTAACGTTAGTTGATCCAGCTAAACCATTAGGTGATAAAAAGACTGCAAAAGGTGGCACTTCTTCTAGAGGCGGAAGCATTGCTGATACTCAAGAATTAGAAGATGCGAGTTTTGATTGATGCCTGATTTTACTTACACAATTCAAAAGATAGTGGAATCAATACTATCAGAAGTAAACACGTCAACTCCTGGCGCGATAGTTTCATATGATGCAGTTAAAAACCGCGCTATTGTTAAGCCTGATATTCCTAAGTGGTTGGCTGATGATGATGAATTGGCAACTTCTAAGATCGTTGAAGTGCCAGTATTATGGCCAGCTTCTTCTGGCGGAAAGACTTCTTTCACTATGCCCTTGAAGTCTGGTAATGGTGGACTATTACTATTTACTCAACGTTCATTAGAAAACTGGTTGTCTGGTAGTAAGGAAATGCCGGATGATCCTAGGCAATTTGATATTAGTGATTGTGTGTTTATCCCTGGCTTGCAATCTTCTGGCGTTAGTGCTGATCCTGATGATGTTGTATTGAAGTTTGATAAATCTGAATTGCGCATTAAGGAAGATGGAACAGTAATCATTAAGACTGATCAAACAGAAATCAAGATGACTGGTGATGGAAAGATTGATATTACTGCACAAGATAAAGCTTCATTGAATGGGGTTGAAGTAACAGTTAAAGGTCAATTCAAAGCAACTATAGATGCGCCTTCAATAACACTTGCTGGTAATGTGCATATACTTGGCGATTTGACTGTTGATGGGGACCATCCGTAATGGTATCTACAATTGATATTACCAAACCAGTTCAAG